CCCCTATCTTCAAAGTTAGAGGGAAAAGTTTGTAGCCCATGTCTGTGTTGCGGTTCGAGGTGGTCAGAGCGCCCAAGGCAATAGCCCGGTCCTGCGATACACTCTTTGGTATCTAGAAACAGAACCAACTCTGACCAACCTCGAACCTGCTTGTCAGTCGCCTTCTACCTTGGTAGGACGGACGACTTTGATGTGCATACCTGAGACGTTCTCGGTCACGATCTCTTCGACTGCATCGTTGTACGCTTCATCGCGTAGGTTCTGAGGCAGTTCGTCAGATGTGATGATCACCCTAGCCAGTAGGCCGTTGGTGTCATACCGGGGATAGTCCCAAGCGAACCACTCTGCCCACTGAGTATGTGGATTGAATGGATTGTCCTTGGTGCTGAGAAGCACGTACTCATCACTCATCGCTATTCACCTCTCAAGGCTGCGTTGAGTGTAGAGACCGATACACCAAGCTGCCTGGCTACATCGGCTCTGCTGTAGTCGTTGGCGAGCATCTGCAGGGCCCTGCTGTAATCGCCTGCGCTCATACCACGCTTCTCTCTAGGCGTCGCCAATTCCTTGATCTTGTCCAGATCTGTGTTCTCAAGGATCTTCTCCAACTGTGTCTTGGAGATGGCGCCTGCCTGAATGGCCTCCCATTCCTTAGGCGTGATGTCGATCAGTGTCTTCTTGGCTCCGACTCTTATGCGTGCAGCTTTCAGAGCCTTAGCTTTTACCTTCTTGAGATCCGCATCGTCCATGTCCGGATAGGCTTCCTTCTTCATCCGAACAACGGCGTTTGCTACGACCTGGGCCTGTCGCTCATGGGGGGCGTTCTCAAGAGCGGTACGGAGCTTGGCTTCCAGATCCCTTACCTGCTCTGCGTAGACCTTGGCCGCAGAGGGTGAGCGCTCGAGATTGGGGGTCTCAACGAGTTCTTTACGAGCCCGGTTTGCGAGATCCTTGAGTCTGTTGGAATGGTCCGCATAGACTCTCTCGATAGCGGAGTTACTCTTGGACATGAACTCGTTTGCGTCCTTGACCGAGAGCTTAGGTACTTTCTCCGTACGCAGTACTTCTTTGGTGGTTACAGCACCCGTACGCTTGTTGACCACGGTCTTGGTGTACGTCTCGCCTGTCTCTTCATAGACCAGACGCCCAGTCTCACGGTCGATAGGACCACCGTTTTTAGCAGACCTTAGTTTCCGTACAGGGATACGAATAGTCGCCTTCGTACCCGAGTTCGAGATGACGGACGATGCCCCACCTTGAGCAGACCTCTGATACTTCTTTCTCAAAGCGGCGATACCGTTGTCGATGGCTGACTGTTTCCAGTTCAGCTCATGCTTCTCGGCATCGATGACGACCATGCTGTGCTTGAGTGCACGTGCGATCTCGGAATCAGGTGCACCTTGAACAGTCATGTCTGAGATGAGGTTTGATACAAGTCCCATCTCAGTAGCCTTTGTCTGGCTACTCATGACTTCCATACCCTCGTACTTAGGGTAGGCAGACTTCGGATCGAAGCCTTCGAGTTCCTTGAGAGGGGGCTTGTTCTGAATCTTCCCATGATTGTTAGGGATGACGAGAACAGTGTCCCCATCGAAGTCGGCACCAGACAGGCGTTCAGCAACCTGACTGTGGATACCGATGGCGTCGGGTGCGTTACCGAGAAGCTTCTTCGCACCAGGGTGACGGTTGTTGACGACGAGTTCCGGAATCTCAGAGATGTGTCCGTGAGGGAACCGGATCAGTACTACACGTTCGCCATGATCGAAGGTAGGTGCGTAGACCTCGGTCGGCTTCATGGAGTTGACAGGCAGAATGACCTTGGTCGCCTGACGCGGAAGATGGGCGGCCTTGAGATGCACGGCCGAGGAGTCCACGCCATCCGCGAACTTCTCGAGCATGTGTTTTCTCAGCGTGGGATTGGTCAACGCCATGATGGATTCGAACTCACGGGTCTTGCTGTCGTAAGTCAAATCCAGCTGAGTCTTGGCCAGTCTCCGCGGCTGCTTGGAAAGCACCTGAGACGAGAGGGTCTTGGACCAGTCATCCCAGTCGTTCTCCTTGTTGACGATATTCATAGAGGACTCCACGATCTTTCGACCAAAGGTGTCCAACTTGTAGGTACCGTCAGGATTCTTCGCGTAGATCTGATCAGAGATCATGGAGCCGAACGGATCGTCCTTGTCGATCTCTCCGTCCTTGTCCTTCTTCATCTCTTTCATGGCGTCGAGCTTGTTTCCGGTGTTCTTCTTGTTCGTGTTGAACACCAGGTCCACACCAGGAGGCATGTTCTCATCGTTGTAGAGAGCCATACCCTTGAGGTAATGGGTGCCATCGACCGCGATACGAACCTGAGCATAGCTCGAGCCGCCCAGCGATACGTCCTTGACTCCCGGACGAACGTAGATCGTACCGTCCGCGTCGGTACCGCCGTCCTCAGCATATCGAACATGCACTCGCTTGGAACTGATCGACTTAGGAGGAAGGAGTTCGTCGAATGTTCGACCGTAGTCCCTGGAACGTCCGTAGATCAGCTGAATCTGATCGCGATTCTTGAACGTCTCGCTCCATGTAGTACCAGGAGCTGTCAGAACCTTCATACTGGTCTGTTTACCAGTACCGATCTGCGGAATCGGGATGTAGTGGAGTTGATATCCCTCATCCTTCAGCATGTTGACGGCCGTCTTCAGACGCTCTTTGCTGACGCCGAGATTCTGCTCGACACCGATACCCACGTCGATGTACTTCTTCTTCTCGACATTTCGTCGGAGTGTTCCCGCAATGGTGTCGAGGATGGCAGCCTTCTCAGCTTCACCATCCTTCAGAAGAGCACGGACCGAGGACTCATTGATCCCCATGACTCTACCGATTGCGACGTTGGACTTACCCTCTTCCCTGAGCCGAGTGGCTCGAGCAATGTCAGCAGCCTTCTTGGTCTTGTTCGCCAGACTGACATTGTCCCGAAGCTGAGGGGTCGTCATCCCCCAGCTCTGGGCGAAGAGAGTGTCGCTGACACCTTCCTTACGAGCCTTGGCGAGTTCACCAAGGAAGGTGACGGAGCGCTCGTACTGCGTTTCTCCCGAACCCCACGGGTACCGTCCAGACTTCCGGAGGATACCGTAGTGGTAAAGCTCGTTGTAATTCTCTACCGAGATTTCCACGACAGTCTTCTCCGTTCACGACGTTCTTGGCGGAAGTCTTCGATGTTCTTGTCGTGCATCCGGATCATGTCTACTACGTGAGCCAGGAATGCGCGATCGATCTCGAAGGATCTGTAACCATCGAACTGGTAGATACGGAGTTCGCCGTTCATTTCGTACGGCAGGTATCCGTATTCCAGACAGAACAACGCGCCGTACACGTACAGCTGTTTTTCGGAAGTCGGAGATACGCCGGACTTGAAGTCATGGATCCTGAGGAACATGTTCTCTTCCTCAAACCCTATCGAGTCTGTCGTACCGTAACAGTTGAGCGAGTAGAACAGAGTCTGCTCGGGAACCATGCCGAAATCGATGGCGTCGTTTACGTACATGGCGAGACAGTAAGTAGCGAGATTTTCCTCGTCTTCACGAAGATAGACCTGCTCGCTGATGGCATGTGCGGCGAGCTCATGGAGACTACTACCCCGAGAAGCGGCCTCAGCAGCGTTCAGACGCTCTAGAAGCTTCGCTTGGTCGTAGTTGATCCAGTGATAACTCGAGGGGCTCAGAAAGGCGTGTGTGCCTTCGAGACGAGGGTGAGAATTAAACCCTCTGAAGCGCGTCGCTGAGCGCACTTAGCACTTCCTCTTCGTTCTCGGGATAGATGAAGGCAGCGAAGGACATCCGGTCAAGTAGTTCAACGTAGTACGGCTGATTGACCTGAGGCGGAGAATTCTTGCTTGCCTTGACTTCCAAAAAGGCATACCGAGCCCCGTAGAAGATAACGAGGTCCGGTATGCCTTGAAGGTAGCTTGAGTCGTTCTTCAGAATGACGCAGTCTGGAAACATACGCTCGAGCTTCTTGATAAGCCTGGGCTGGTAGTCTCGCTCCAGCATGCGTCACTCCTTCCCGGCGAGAAACGAAAGTCTTACCCTATCCCTTCATTATAACACATGTATTTTCGCCGGGGTGGTATAGGTCTGTCATTCGTACAACCGGAACCTTTGATAGGTTGGAATTACGTACGTCTGCCTTCGTATCGAGAAGACTACTTCTCGTTCCAACAAGCCGTACTTAACAGCTGCTTCCCATGAATTCGCAAAGACTTCCTCCGATTTGATTTCCTGTATTTCACAGGAATATCCACTGGGACCGATTTTGAATTGTTCTACGTATTGCAGAGCGAACCATCGAGGACGCCATACGAGGTTTTCCGCATGACAGTTGAACTTGTCTCCGTCGAGATGAATCGGAGTGTTGAACTCAAGACTGCGGGCGGTGGTGACGAAGGCTTCCGCGACGAGAACCGAGACCGACCTTCGACGGGTCGTACCTCGATAAGCCAGACCGACTGTGGGTATGCCTCGAGTGTTGGGACTGATTGACATGAGACGGTCGGCTACGTCGTTACGGACTTGTCCTTCCTCACTCACTGAGTAGCTCGGAAATTCTATGATCCTGCGCCACTGAGCCATGTTCGACCCACTTTCTTGGTTGTGCTTCTTTACATTAGGCCAAACTAGGACTACTTGTACTGAGAGGGATCAAACTAGGACGACACACCCTCTGCCACCATGCCACCTTGTTTTGGAAAAAGTTTTTGAAAAGTGTTTTGGTGGTATAGGTTTATAATATTTTTCTAAGGTCCCGCGTAAAATATAAGACCTATACCACCTAACACGTTTTAAAAAAACTTTTTTCGAATTCTCGTGGCAAAGTGGCAGAGGGGGGTCGATTTGTCCTAATGTAAAGACTTCGTCGACCCTCTGACCTGCGGTTTCTTCAAGTCAACCTCTCTGCCACTTTCTCTGCCACTTTATGGTAAAGAAATGGCAAAGTGGCAGAGCGCTGTCCGTGTCGTCCTAATTTGCCGGTTTCCGCGTGAACGAAGGCAGTCGGTTCTTCCGAGCGAAGCTCCGCTCATTGAAGTCCTTTTTAGCCTTCAAAGAGGCCAGAACTGACGCGTCCACGTCACACACCTCAGAGCCTTTTTCTGAGGAAGTGGCAGAAGTGGCAGAGAAAGTGGCAAGAAGCACGTGATAGTGCAGCACCGAAAAGAGCGTGTTGAGTCGGTCTGTCCTACCGTGCGCCTGTTGCCACATTCTGTACGAATACGTCAACGAGTAGAAGAGGATCGTGTCGGTCGTAATACAGTTCCAACCCTCGGCTCCGGACATGTACTGAACCAGATAAACCCATCGGTCCGTGTCCGGAATCTCCTCGTGTTTGTGTCCGTTCCACTCGGCTACGGCGAATGAATTCTTGTTTGCCAGTTCCCTCAGAATGTCGGCATGACAGTCTAGAGGACTACACCAGCAGACGAGATCCTTACCCTGAAGTTCGTGGATATCACCCATCAGTTCGGACGTCAGGATGTAATCCCGGAACTTTTTCAGGACCTCTTCTCGGGAACCGTCTTTACCGACTACGAACGGGTTTCCCCATTTGCTCGGTCTACCCACATACACCGAATCGCTATGCGGATTCTTTCCGGTGTACTTCGCATTCAGTACGCGTTGCTCGGGTTCTGCGAGCTTACGCAGTATCTCCAGCTCGTAGTCGAAGTTGTAGAACACGATCAGTTTCGGATGCTGCGTGAGCTTGCGACGGACCGCCTCAAGTCTCGACGGATCCGAGTACACGACCTTCCGGCGCACATAGAAGTACTCCGCAAGAGACCGGATCGGACGGTCCAGATACGGATTCCATCTTTCCTTGCTCACCTTATCGAGCAATTCCTGATTGTAATTCACAGGAACATAATGCGTTACCCGAGTCGTGTGTTTTTCCATTGGCATATGAACGAGCAATTCCCGTCTCAACTTCTCGAGTTTATGCTCATTCAAATACCGCTCGACTTTAGGGAATTTCACGTAGGTGCTGTAGACCACGTGCTCGTCCTTGAACTGTGTCCGGTTGCGGTAGAACCCGTTCGCTATGAACACAGACATGTAGTCGAGCCAGGTATCCCCAGGAGTACCTGTCAGGAGGATCCAGTTGTTGTGCTTCGCGATGAACTCGAAGGCCTTGCACCAGGCTCCCGAACCCACCAAGCGCTGTTCGTCGAAGATGAAGAAAGCGCCGCGGACGTTCTTGTAATTGGCGATGTTGTTCCACGAGTCCACCCAGAGCTTCCCCCGCTTGCCGTCAGGGCTCCGCTCTAGCTTGCTCACGTGTCCACGGAGGAACTCCCCTTCCCAGTCCAGAGAGTCCCTCTTCTTCGCCGTGGTGATCACATAGACGTCCTTCGGCGCTTCCTTCTTCAGGTAGTACCCGACCGCAGTACGGGACTTACCAGTGCCCACATCTCCGTACAGGATCTTGCCATTACTGAGATCGTTGATGGCCTTCTCCTGATGCGGATACAGGCTGAGCATGTCTACTCC